AGGATAGGGGTTTCAGAGACTTCGATTTCGCAAATCATAAACAATCGAGTCAAAAAGCCATCAGAAACTACCATCCGCAAGCTCAATGAAGCCTTCGGAAATATATTCAACCCCGAGTACTTTCGTGGGCACTCTATCCATTTGCTCATGGAAGACCTCGAGTACGCCCAAAAGCACCCCGAGGAGGACATATCCAGTCCTCAGTACGTACCCTTCGATGAAAGACAGAAGCGAGCCTCCGAGCCTGCACAAACCTACCAAGCCATACCTGGCTGGGCAGACTCCATCATCCAGCTCCTATCCTCCCAGGTCAAAACAATAGAAGACCTCCGCCGTGAAGTCGCCGCATTACGTCAAGAAATAAATAACTTAAAATCGTAGAATTATGCCATTTATTATTTTTCTTTTAGTCGTAGGCTTGATTGCGCTTTTCATCTACGCATCTACAAAACAATCACGTTCGCAAAAGGAACCAGAACCGCAACAGGTTAGCCAAAAGACAGATAGCAATCCAAATACGAAAGTCCAGGAGTTGAAATTCTTTTGCATTAAGGACAAAGGCTATCACGTAAGCGTATGGCCTAAAGATGTATATCAGCCTGACTTCATCGAATTCGAGATTGCTGGAATCACGCATTACGCAGATGTTGCCATGAAGCACCTCGGAGAGTCAATGGCCGTCCTTGCCGAAGAGCCAGACAATCCATACGACCAAAACGCCATCCGCATCATGACTGCAGACTGGCAACTCATTGGCTATGTCCCGCGCGACATGACAGAAGAAGTCCGTAGACACACGAAACTCTCGTGCCCCTGCTTCGTCTACATTGGCTATAATGAAGACCAAAACACCTTCTTTACCGACGCTTACATAAATCTAAATTACACAAACAAATAACCCATCCTAAACCCAACAAAAATAACCCAACCTAAAAACGAACAATTTTACAAATCCGTTTCCCCGTCGCATCCACAACCGCCCAACAACCAGCAAGTTGTCAAACCCCAAGCGGGTTACTTTTTAGGGTTGAGACAAAGTGCCGAAAATGCTTGAAATGCCGATAAACACTGGGATTTGAGAATTTTCGGCAAAAGTCGAAACAAGTCGAAAGAGGGCGATTTAAGCGAAAATGTTTACCCATTGTTTCCCCACTCGCAAAAGGGTGGGTAAACAAGGGAAACAAAGCGGGGAAACAAAAAACAGAAAATGACATGATTACATCTGCTATTGTTTTTGACCATCGAGGGCGTGTTCGCCCAAATGGTGAGGGTCCGCTCGAAGTTCGCGTGACCGCCGACCGCAAACCTTATTATATTAGCACGGGCGTGCGCGTGCATGAATATCAGTGGCAATTTAATAAAGTCGTGAACCACCCTCAAGCCAATGCGCTGAACGAACGGCTCGGAATCCTTCTTGATAAAATTATGAGTCTCGTTAACAAGTGCATAGAGGACGGCCAGGATATTAACGTCGCGTCTATCCGACGGCAGGCATGGGAAACTGTCCACAAACAAACTGCAATAGAATGGATGAAGAAGGAAATCACACAGCTTCCCTTGGCTTACGGCACTATTAAACACTACCACACACTTATCAAGCGGCTGGAGGAGTTCGGGCTCATCATGGACTGGCACGACGTTACGGCCGAGAACATTTTCAAATTCGATGCGTTCATCCGCAAGAACGTGAAGGGGCGCGGCGTGAACTTATCTACCAGTTCGGCATACAATTACCACAAATGCCTGAAGGCTCTGCTTGCCCGTGCGGAGAAAAGCGAGCTTATCCCATCGAATCCGTACAACAGACTGCGAAGGGAATTCTCGCGCGGTGAAAAGCAGAACACGGAGTATCTGACAGAAGACGAGATGGCAAAGATTCAGAAGTTCAAGCCTGCACATGGCTCGTTCATGGAGCGTGCCCGCGACCTTTTCATCTTCCAGATGTTCACGGGTCTTTCATTCTCCGATATGATGGCATTCGATATTTCCGCCTACAAAAAGGTGAGGGGCAAATGGTGCATCATCGCTTCGCGCATCAAGACGGGCGTTCCATACATCAACCAGCTCTTGCCGCCAGCAGTCGATGTCCTGGAGCGTTACGACATGTCTCTGCCGAAAATGACGAACCAGGTCTATAACAGGGAGCTGAAACAAGTCGGCATGGCGTGCGGCATCACTACGCCGATGCACTCCCACCTTGCCCGTCACACATTCGCCACGTTCATGCTCAGGAATGGTGCGAAGATTGAGAATGTATCGAAGATGCTTGGGCATACAAACATTAAAATGACGCAACGCTACGCCAAGGTGCTTGCCGAGTCGGTGCATGAAGACTTTGATATGATAGCTGCAAAGATTAAAAAGAGAACGAAATGAAGTGGATGTACATCATTGCGGTTGTGGTTTTGCTTTGCGCATGCAAGGAACCCGATGAGCCGAAGATTCCCGACACCGAAAACGTGCCGAGCAAGCCAGCGGAACCCGAGAAGTGGGACGTGCTTGATATAAGCGATTAAAAGCCGCTTCACTGAGCGGCTTCCTTCTTTAGTGCTTGCAAGTATTCTGGTATTTCTGCTGCAATGGCATTATGGATGTCTGTGTACTTGTCTTTGTTGAGGTGCCACAGCGCAGAGTCAGGCGGTGCTAAAAGCATGAACGGAATGTTGCATCCTGACAGCTGCCGGAAAGTCTTGCCCGCTATCTTGGCGAATGCCCATTGCCATGTCTCGTCGCTCGTTGGTGATAGTCGCATGAAGAGTTCGCGGTCGAAGAAGCGGGGGTCTGTGAACGTGTGCGCAGGGTAGAGCGTTCCTGCTGCACCATTTGCTGGCTTCATGTTGACAGTCACATTGCCCGATTGTTCGTAAGCGAAAGGTTCGCGTGTCTCTGCTATTCTGTCTCCCTGCAATTCTACGCGACTGAGCGATTGCCCGTATATTATGTCGTCTGGGTGCTGGTCATGGTCCTCGACAAAAGTCTTCAGCCAGCCCTTGCACTGAGCATTGTCATCATCAACGACGAGGACGGGATTGTTTGGGTATTTTTCAAGCGTCGGAATGAGCTTCTTGTGGCTGCGAATGTTTCCATGGTCGTAGATGATTTCCACGCCGAGTTTTGCCATCTTGTCTATAAGTTCGCAAGCCTCGCTTCGCGTCTCTGCATAGCACACCTCGTCCTCGCTTAACACCATGACAAGATGCACACGGTCTTGCAAGCTGTCAGTCTTGACCTGTTCCACGATGGCCGCCATCGCCTGCTGAGCAACAGCAAAGCGAGGTGGCCATGTAGTCATTGATACGATTATTTTTTCCACGGATTCCCAATTTGTTTCATGTCTTCAAGCATATCGGCAATCTCTTCATCGCTTAGCGGCGGCTCGTTGACGATTTTGTAGCGGTCAACGTAGAGCGGCAACCATTCTTGCGGCTCCTTCTTAGAACCGCTCATGCAATGGAAGGCACCGTATGCCTGCAAACGTTGGAGTTGATACTGAAGAACGTTCCTGCGGCGGTAGCCTCGCTGAATAAGAAGGATGTCACAGTAGGACATTTCGTAGAGGTATTCCCGCCTGTCTCTGCCTATCTCGCCCACAACCTCCTGAAAAAGGTCATGAGCGGTTATGCGTTTTTTTCTTGCTTGTCGCCTTCCGTTTCTTCCATCTCAGGTTTCACGACTTCGGGCACTTCATACCATGCTGCACGAAGTTCGAGAAGGGCGGTGAACATTTCTATGAGTTCCTTTGGCTTTGCGTCAGATAGGATGTCGGCACTCGTGACTGGTGCGTCGGCATTGTCGCGCAAGTAAGCGGCAAGGATAGCGGCCAAGGAAAGGCGAATGAGGTCTTCTTGCTTCGTGAAGTCGATGTCGCTGATGCTCCTTCCTGACATCTGCTCGAAGCCCGTCTCAGTTGCTGCACAATAGCGCATCTTGACTTCTTTGCCGCAAATGGTGATTGTTTTCTCGTTGTTCATAGTTCCGATAAAAAGTGAAAATTGAAAAGGTGAAAAGTTAAAAACCGCCCGTCTGCCCGGCAAAAGTTAAGCGGAGGCAGGCGAGCGGCGTGGATAGTTTAGGCTCCTACGGTGTATTCGCCGTAGCCGTTGAGTGTAGTGTCGTAGGTGGCATTTTGCCTGTTCTGAGCGTTGATGGTCAACTGACTCACGATGACAGAACCGCTGACGATGACTGCGCCTTTCGTGCGATTGTTGGCTCCGCTAACATTCGCAATTTGGAACTTCACTGGCGTCCCTGCCTCGAAGATTGCCTCAATTTCACCCAGACCTTGCGCTTGAACTTGCGAGGTGACGGCGTCACCGCCACGCACAAGTGCATTACTGGTGATGTCGTAAGACAAGCCGGTGGGCTCTTGGATTTGCCAGTTTCCTTCGGTGTCCTTCGTCGTTGCGTCCTCCATCTGCAAAGATACGTGCAATTGGAGCTGCTTGGCAAAGGCAATAACCTTTGCGGGTGTAGCTGTGTTGTCACCGCCGAGGAAAAGACGAACGAACTGACCCTTGGTGTAGCTGCCTAACTCGAGAATATCGTAGCTCATGGTTGACGGAATAACTTCGAGCGGGGAAGCACCTATAAATTGCAAATTCTTTGCGGCATTCTCTCTGTCGTTAAACGAAATCGTCAAATCGGAAAGGAATGCCTTACCTTTGCGGGAGTAGGCAGTGGCACCAGAAGCTGCCACGGGTGACTGGTTGTTGGATGTGCTAACTTCGTCCCACATAACATCTACCTTCTGCATGCTCTTGATAGCTGTGAGCATCGCCGCAGCGTTCAAGACATTCAGAGAATCCACTTGGACTGACCAAGCCTTGCTGACAACTTCGGGCTTCGAAGCAAGTCCTACATCGTCTTTGGTGCTCGCATCGTCCGTGTTGTTTGTGAGATTTATCGTACAGTTCGTGGCCATGCCTATGCAAGCCCAACTTGAGCCGTCTAAACCGACTGCCAGTATTCTGAGATTTTGGCCTTTTAATGTTGCCATACTATACCTCCTTTTTAAGAGTTATGATGATGGTGTGACCTTTCTTATCGTTGTAGCCAGCGGCTCCGGCATAAGCCTTGCCTTCTGCTGCTGCTATCAGTGCGAGAGCGTCTTCTTGCAACTGCTCGCGTGTCTCGGCGTAGAGGATAACTTTCCCCTTTTCGCGCAACACGTCGAGAAGATTCGACGTTGTTTCCTCTGCTGCAACGGCAGCAGGCGCAGCTTCCACGGCCTGTTGAGTCTGCTCAACTTCCGGTTCTTCCGTCTTCTTACTCATCTTCTGTATCTGTTTTAGTTATTCCGCTTCAGTCGTACATTATCTCGCACTGATAGTGGGCAAGGTCGAAGTAGCAAGGCTTAGTCCAGTCCCACGCCACGCCTTCTGTTTGCGGGAATCCCTCGTTGAGATATGGGACGTCTTCGCCCTGCTCTGCGAGCGTCTGCATGTGGTCGGCGATGGCTCGCATCGCCATCATCACCAGCGCGTCCACTTCGTTGGGGCTTTCGGCTCCCACTTCAACACCTGCACCAACTTGCCACATGCTTGGCATCCATTCGTCGTCCTTCGTTGACCGTGCCGGACTCTTTCCTTCGTCGCGGATGATGATGTAGGGCAGTGGCGTGTTGTCCTTCTCTTCGGGGCTCACCTCGAAGCATGTCGACTTCACACGTCCTTTTACCGCTTGCATCAGTTCGGCGTTGGCTGTCAAAGCATCGAAGAATATCTTGTCAAGACGTAGCATTTTTACTATCAGATTGAATTGTTACTTGTTTTGTTCGCTTTCCTCTTCTGGTTCCGATGGCGGGCAGGCCGCCACTCAGAACATCCCTCGCCGCTACTGCCCGCCCATCGGACTGGAACTATGAACCAGAAGAAGACGCTGAGAGCGTTTAGCCGCCGATTTCGTTAGACGAAGCGGGCTGCACGAGCTTGATGAGCTTGAAGGCCTGGGGAGTACCGTTGCCGCCGTTCACCTTGCCGGAGAGCTCAACAAGAGAGTAGTCAAGACTCATGCCGAGAGCGATGACGTTGCGGTCGAAGTTCTCCTGAGAGGTTCCGTCCACGTTGAACTCAATGCCATCTGCATACACCTGCTCGTTCAGGTAGCCGAAGTGACCGATACCGATGTAGCGGTAAGCCTGGTCCTTGGTGGCGATACCGTTGGAAGCGATGGCGTAGTCAACGTATGGGCTAACCTTGTAGCGGTAGCCTACGCACTGGCCGTCCTGTACGACGGTGCGGTTGGAGTCGGTTGTGCCTGGGATGAGCTTGGTGAACTTCAGGTCAACCTCGGTGGTCTTGTCCATGATGATTTCGGGGTCGCCCTCGAAACCAAGGTCATACATCTCGGCAACCTCCTTGGCGAGGTTCTTACCGATGTTCTCGTCCAGAGTCAGCTCCTTGACAGTCACGGTAGCGAACGGGCCGATAACGTCGCGGTAGTCACCATGAGCGTAAACGTGGAGAGCACGGAACATAGCCCAGCCCTTCGTGAACTTGAAGGTCAGGAAGGCGATGATGTCGAAAGCGGCCTGAGCGACAGCACGACGGCTGACGGGCACGCTTGCTGCAACGCGCTTCGGAGAGGTCTGGATGTTGGCGAAGTTCAGAGCCTGCTCAGCAACCTTCGTCACCTCACCCTCAACGGTGAACTTCACGTCGTTGATAGAGTAGGGGATGACCTGTGTTCCGGTCACACCAGTCAACATCTGAAGGTCGTCGGGCAGTTCGATGCCGGGCACCTTGGTGTCGATGATGGGCTTAATCTCCACGGGGATCAACTTACCAGCCTCCAAGTTGGCGGTAGTGTTCTGGTCGCCGCCAGTGGTGATGGCGTTGGCGAGGATGGTGGTAGCGTTGGCTGCACGACGGTTGGTGTAGCATTCCTGAATCATCTCACGAATCTTGGCACCGTAGTCCTCGCGCTCACGAATCTGCTCCAGCTCCTTGCCGGTTGCCATAGCCTTGGCACGGGCTGACAGGCCTGCACTCTCGCGTACCAGTGCATCGTATTCGAGGTCCTGCGCACGCTGCTCAGCCACCAGGCGTTCACGCTCTTCCTTCTGCTCCTCAGAAGTGAGGGCACGCATCTTAGCCTCACGTGCGTTGGTCTTCTCGTCCATCTCGTCCAGCTTGTTCAGGATTTCGGCCTGACGCTTCTGGATTTCTGCTTTTGTCATTTTAGCCATGATAAAAACGTTTTTATAGGTTAATAAATAAGTGATTCGATGTCGATTTCGCGGCGACGGTGCTGGGCACGCAGACGCATAGCCTGCTGCTCGCGGAAACGCTGCTCCTGCTCTTCCAGTTCGCGGGCTTCCTGCTCCTCCTTGGCCTTTGCCTCGGCTTCACGCTTGGCGGCTTCCTCGGCTGCTTTGCGC